AAAATCTTTCAACATTATTTGTTTCTTTAATTACTACTCTTTCAAAAATATATTCAATCGGTCTTGATCCTATAGAAATTTCCTCTTCAAACAAATGTGCATTCATTCTTGACATATTAGAATTTTGAGCAGGGAAAAAGGCATTGATATTCTGATCATAAATAGGTTCTTTAGTATATAACCATAATTGATTTTTACTGTCTCTTCTCAGCCAAACTCTCATTTTTTTTATCCTTCTCTATCATAATATTATACATTACCTCAATTTCTCTTTCAGTCAGAGGACCACAATTTTCTTCTGTGTTTTGTTCAATTTTCTTTAGTTTCCCTTCAGAATAGCTTAAAAATCTATCAAGTAATTTTCCTTTATCATCATTAAATAATTGTATTATCATATCAAATAACAATGATTCCTCAATATTAATAATTCTTCTAGTTTCATATTTTAAAAGATCATCAGGATCATTTCGATTAAAATACATAAAGAAACCATTACATTCTTTTAAACTAGAAATTATTTCTTTTATAGTTGATTTATTTAAAACCATTTGATTATTTTCCCCCTTTATTTTTCCTATAGGATGTTATTGTATCTATAGAAAATAATATATAAAAAGTATCTCCAGAAGAATAGAAACTGTTTGTTATAATTAATATTCCATTTTTATCAAATTGCATATCTTTAATTCTTATATCTTCAAATTGTACAAAATCAATATAACTCTGTAAAGTAGATTCAAATAAAGTATGGGCAGTTCTACTTTTTAAATCAAGAAGAGCATGACTAGAACAATAGGATTTACATTTACTTAATATTTTTAATATTTCTTCTTTATCTTTGAAAATTGAATTTATAGATAACTTTTTCCTATTTGTTCTTAATTTTAGTCTTTTAGTTTGGATTTTCAGAGTTATTCTTTTCAACAGAATCTCCTTTAAATCCTTGAAGTTTTGCTACATATTTTACTGCATTTAAAAAATTATTCCTTCCTTCATCAGTAGCAATATCTGGACACATATTTAGTAAAAATTCTTTAGTTTTAATGTATTCATCAGAAGAAGAATTACCAAAATTATAAGTATGCTCTTTACCATTTATCCAAAGAATAATACTATTATCAGAAAAACTTACTACATCTGCTTTATTTATATCAAAAATAGAATTGTGTAATCTAACTAACATGACCTTATTCCTTCCATCTAGCTCTTCCATTTCGTACATCTACATGGACAAAATTCTGTTTGACATATGTACCAATTCCCCCATTATGGAATACTGGAATTTTGTCAGCTATATAGGCAACATCTGATATAAGCATTCCTTCAATAGTAATATCTGCTGCTGTTCCTAACAGATGTTGACTATATGCTTTTCCTCCTACTTCAGCATTATGTTTTGGACATCTATACCCACTCAAGATATGTATAGGAAGTTTTATCATTTCTCTAAGAACTTGTAGGGCAATTATTAATTTTTGATTGATACGAATTTCACCACAACATTTACATGCAAACTCTTTTTTTGAAAAGTCTTTAGTTAAATCTCCCATGATATTTACTCCTTTAGGTCTGTGCAGGAATAATTCTTTCTATCTCTTCAGTTCCAGATTCAATTATTTCCTCAATGATAACCTCTTTAATTTCCCCCCTCCAACGATGCACTGACATCGGAGTTCCTTTTCTCTTATCAGCCAAATAAACTGCTTTCCAATTACCTGATTGAATTATTAAACTAATTTCTTCCTGTTCTCCATCCTCACTATCAGTACAGAAGTTTAAATCTCCACTTGGTCCTACTTGAATGTTATCAGCATAAACATAAATTTCTTCATTAAGAGAAAGACTTTTAACTACTTTAGCACAATAGTAATTAATTCCCCAATCTTTAACATTCTTCAACTTATAAAAACTCATTTTAAATCTCCTTTTATTTATTCATTTCTAGCAATAGATGCGTTAGCCCACATAATTGTCTCTTCTAACTTTGTAAGAGCTAAAGATTTCTCTCTACTATCTGGACACATTTCTTCAATATCAAATGCTAAAGTTTTTCCTGACAATCGTAATGCCTCATATCTTTTTGGTTGATTTTCTTTTGGAGGATGATAAGTAAAATTATTTATAATTTTTTCTTTATTAATATTCATTTTTGTTTCTCCTTATTCAAGTTCTTTTAAAATTAAATCTCGATCTTGAACAACAAATAAAAAATTATCAAATCTGGATTTACTCTTATTAGACATTGTGTTTGTAAATGTTTTAATCAATTTTTCATTAACTTCTTTTAAAACAAATCCTTCCTTTCTAGTAGTCTTTAGAAAACTGATTTCATTTCCTTTAGTTGATAGGTGAAATCCCATTGGATGAAGGATCTTTCTATTTATCTCATAAAAAACTCCCTTATCCACTAACCATTTTAAATCATTTTGATCTATTGTCTTTGGTGTGCCGTTTGAATAATCTTTTAATTTTAACTTTAATCTTTTTAAATCATTATCAAATCGTTTAAATGGAAACTTTTTTACAATTCTACCAGTAATGCAATTAATACATTTATTAGTAATCAGTTTACATTTTACTTCATCCTCCTTATTTAAAACTGATTTTAACAAATACTCTTGTCTTAAGATACAAGTTCTAGTTGATATTAGTGCATTATATTTTTTACATTTCATAATTCTCCCCCATTATTACATTAGATAATGGAGGAAAACTTTCTAAAGTACAAATAGATATTGGTGCAGACATTAAAGAATCAATAATTTCATAAAATTGATCATTGCTATTTAATTTATGAGTAAACATGAAGGGAATATTCATTAGAATTGAATATATAATTTGGACAAAAAGAAAGGGGGATAAAGTACGGCTGGAAATAATAAATATAATTAAACTAGAATTTTTTATCTTTTGAAATATAGTTATATTAATTAGTTTTTTTAATTCTTGTAAATATTGGGCTTTTCTATCTCTATTATAAAGTTGTAAATAAGATAGAATTGCAAGATCCTTTCCATCATATCTCACAGTTCCTTTTAAAGACAACTGAAAATCATATCCTCTCTCTTGTAAATCTTCCTCCCATAGTATTGCTGATAAATAGTCTTCTTCATCAGCACAAATTAGATATTGAGGGCTTGATCTCAATGATAGTTTTTTCATTCTCCCTCCTAATTACTTTTTAAATTTTTCAAAAAAAGTAGGAAGAACCAAAGTCCTTCCTACTTTCTATATAAAGATTATTACTGGTAAAGATTATTTTTATTCTTCTTCAGTTTCTTCAACAAGAGCAATTGCCAGTTTAGCATCCTGAAGAGCCTTTCGCAGCTTCTTCCCAGTAACAATCATTTCTTGTACCCAAGCCCTAGCTTCCTTTGCAGAACTCCTTTTTCCCTTATCTACCAATTTCTCAATAAAAGCAGCAGCTTCTTCCATACACTCACCAATATAATCAAAGTGAATGCTAACTTCCTCTATATTTTCAATAGGAACAGCATACTTCTTTTTCTCAACATCATCTTTTGCTCTTACGAGCTTTTTTTGACGCTTCTTCTTTACAACTTCTTTGTCTGTCTTTTTAGAAACTTCTTCTGTCTTTTTAGAAACTTTATCTGCCTTTTTATCAGTTGGTCTAGCCATTTTTTTAATCCTTTTAATCAATTGTTTAAGTTTATGGAAACAGGTTTAACTACCCACATTTAAATGCTGATCATATTTCTCCTCCTCTATGGTTGTTGTTATTGGATCTAAATTAAATATCCCTACAGCCTTATTTTTATCGAAATCAAAGATCAGGACTTTACCTAAAGAACTTTGGTTCCTGAAATCTTTGAGAGTAAAGAATTTAAGAGACTTAAATCTCTCCTGGAAGTAGTTGAAATAAAGTAAATCAATCTTTCCTGAATCAAACACAGCGTAGTTATGGTTTATCACAGGATTAACTTCTTTGTCAAGAGAAAAAGTTAAATCTGACTCAGAAAAGCCAAACTTTTTGAACTGATAGTTTAACTTAGGGAATTTCTTGACAAAAAACTGACAGAAATTCTTGTTGTCAGTTAGAGCAAACCCTGAGTAGTAAAGAACATCCCCAGAATTAAATATAGTTCTCTTTTTAAGTTCAAATTTTTTAGCCATTTTATTAGATCCTAATATTGGTCATCATTACAAGATGAATCATCATTTCTCCATATTGCTTTAATTTCTAATTTATCTGTATCAAATCTATAACCATTATCCATTAATTTAAATAATTGTTTTTTCATTTTATGAGTGAGAACATCTCCCCAAAACTTTTTTGCTTGCCACCTAAAACAGACATTATTATATTTAACTGTTGAATATATAATAGACTTTGTACATCCTCCATAAATAACACTGACATTTTTAAATTTACGAACATTTGGTGATTGTCCTATGTAATATTTACAATACTCACAACTTCCAATTAAGTCAATGTATTTTTTTATTTCACTGAAATTTTCTTTTAATATTGGAAAAGTATTCATGATTTCATTAAGATATCCACACAACCCTTTAAATCTTTGATTTATCCATTTGTTTGTTTTTCTAATGAGTTCTCTTCTTTCCATAATTTCTAATTTATCTTTATCTACATTGCTGGGCCTAGGAAACATGATTAATCCCTCCTCTATCATCATTTTCTTTAACAGGATTTAAATATCTTTTTTGATTTTCTAAATCTTTTTGTATTTCTTTATTGTATTCTGATTTTAATACTCCAAAATAAATATTTCCATTTTGTCTCATTTTTCTATAAAAATCTAACTTAATTGTTTCACTAAATAGATAACTAATAGTAAATCCTCTAGTTGAATTAGAAAATCTTTCTGCAAGATAATCAAAATATTCTTCTAAAAATAAAATAATATCATGTTGGTATCCAGGAAATTTCATCTTTTTATGATCGAATACTAATCCTTCAGTAAAATTTACAAATTTAGGATAATTTATCATAATTTCTCTATTAGCTAATTCCCCAGAATGGTGACATATTTTTTTAGTATATAACTTTATAATTGCATTAAGAGTTCTATTCCATTCTGTTTTTGCAGGATTTAATTCTTGTCGCATTTCTACAGAGGGTTTTATAGAAATACTAAACCAATTTCTAGGATTATAATCTGAACAAAATAAAAAGTGATTCAATACATCAGTTTTTCCTTTTCTATTTTTTAACTGCCCATTAAATACAAACATATTAGAATAACTATCAATAGCATAAATACATTTAGACATTGGAATTTTATGTAAATCCATCAAATAAGATAAAGACAAACGAAGAAATTTAAATCTATTAGTAATCCCCTTGGTTACAAAAGCAGCAAATTTTGGATTATCTGTGTTATTCCAATTATTAATAAAATCATAAACATCTTCATTAGAAACTGGAGGAATATTATTATCTATAACATAATCTAAAGCTTTAGACAACCATTTATGTAGTTGTATAGTAGAAGTAAAATTTCTTTGTGTTAATTCATAATCTTCTCTTGTGATAATATTCACAAGGGGGGCATTGTCTTTCGGAGAAATCAACTTTAGTCGTTTTGGAACCAATGATTTTTTAACCAAAGATTTTTGAGGATCAACATTATTATTTTCATTTTTAATTTCTGCTAATTTTTCTTTTATAGATTTAAAAGGGGATCGTTCTTGATAGACAACATTCTTTTCTTTCTCCAAAGATTTTCGAGGGAACAAAGTAGTTTGAGGATCAAGATTTTTGATGGCTAATTTAATTCTGGCTGGACGCAAATCCTCTGGATGGGTCAAAGTCCTCTTTTCCTCCAAAGTCTTTTTAGGGGGCAAGGAAGATGGCTTATCAATAAATATATTATTTAGCTTTAGTCTTTTAATTTTCATAGTTGATTTCTCCTTTTGTAAATTAATTGGTTGTAAAATTTTTATTGGTTTTTTGATTTCAGAGGAATCATCAAAAGAATTATATAAAGGCAAACTCTTTTTTTGAGTTTGCCTTATTAGATAATCCGAAGGATTATCTAATTGCTGACTACTATTTACTAAGTAATAATTAAAAGATATAGGTATATTATAGGTATATATAGGAGAGGCTGCGAACCCGCATGAGTCTTGGGCTTGTGGGTTTATACCGGGACCTTTTAATATAAACCGGGACCTTTTAATATAAACCGGGACCTTTTGATCCCCATCTAATGATTTCAAATACTTAGCTTGTTCAGCTAATAATATTCCTTTTTCTATTGATTCAGGGGTATTTTTATGATTTTTTAGAAATATCTGAAAACGATAAATATCATTGGGAAATTTTGGATTTAATTTTAAATCTCTAACTAAATTGGGAGGAACAATAAAGAATCTCCATTTTGGAGATTGGCTATTATTTCCATTTATATTTGATCTTGATGGTAATTTAATAAGAATCATTTCCATGTTTTTACAAATGAGTTTTAAAGCTTCTCCCACCCTATTTTTTGATATTTTAAAATGATCTGATAATTCTTGTTCTGTATAATACCATTTTTGTTTTTCAATAACAGATTGTTTTATTGAGAATAGAATTTGTTTTATATTCTTTCCCCATCTTTTAAAATATTTTCTTGCTCGAACTTCAACAAGAGTCTCTTTATAAAATGGAGAATCAATATTGTTGATTTCTTGTTTCCAGTAGTTTTCTAACATTTGAACAATATTGTAATAATTCACTTAGCTTATCCTTTCCCACAATTTAAGTTTATACTAACTGTGCTAAGTGTTTCATAGGACTTGGTTTTTGTCAAGTAAAATATTTCTTGACTTATCCTTTTTTATATATTATTCTTATCTTACCTTTCCCACAAAAGGGTTTCTACCTCGTTGGCCCCGGTGGACTTATCCCCCACCGGGGTTTTCTTTTTTAATCCATAAATTCTTTAAACATTCCATTAAATTTTCTTATTTCTTTTGTTAAAAATTTCTTTTTAAGTTTTGTAAAAGGTAAATTTTCTGTTTCTCTTGAATAATAAGCAATAAACCATTTAATTATAAATTTAACAAAATATCTCATTGTCCACATTCTATATGGATCTATATCAAGTAATACATCCTGTAAATCCAAATATTCTTGAGATTCAATTTTAACAAAGATTGGATATTCAGTTCTCCCTTCCCTAAAGTGCCTTTTAAATACTACTCCTCTTTTTTCTGTATCTTCCCCTTTAATTAATTGATCTAGGATTTCTACTCTATTAAGAAAGGATTTTTCTGTTACTTTTTTACTTAAATTTCTGGCTCTCAGAATACACCCTGGACGTTCTCTCATAATAATTTTTCTCCTTGCAATTTTGGTTTTATATGTTATGGTATAATAACTTTGGAATTAAAACTATAGGAGATTTCGATATGAAAAGATTAAAATTAAAATCGTCTAATGGTTCAAATGGCAGGAAAGATAAACCCTATCATACGAAAGATATTAATGTCAACAAAAAAGATAGGGATTTTTATAAATCTCGAATAGCTTATTATCTAGTTATTGGTTTGGACATTTCTGATGCGTGTAAACTTTCTGATTGTACTGATGAAATGTTTAAAAGACTTCGCCTTGATCCTGATTTTGAAGAACTTGTACAGAAAAGTTTTTCTAAAAATGAATTAAATCATATTACTAATATTAGCACTGCTGGAGATAAGGGATTTTGGCAAGCATCTGCATGGTATTTGGAAAGGAGATTTCCTGAGAAGTATGGAAGGAAAGATACAGTTGTTCATGAGTATAGAATCAAAATGCAGACACTACAGAGAGTATTTTTGGATATATTAGATGAAGTTGATCCAACTCTTAGATATAAAGTTTTAAGTCGATTAAGAAGTTATAAATTTGATGGTGTTGGAGTTTTATCTAGTGATTTCTCTTTAAAGAAATTATTACCTGCTCCTGAATTGGATGCTATAGATATTTAATGGAGTTTATATGGGAGTTGTTGCAGGAATATTAAATGCAGACTTAAAGACTTTCGTAGAAGAAAATATAAAAGAACTTTGTCTTCAAATTGGTGCAGATGCTAGACCTCCTCTTCCAAAGCAACCTGAATTTTTTATTCAAAAAATAATGAAAGATAAAAATGGAGTTTATTATAAAAATGAAGCAATCCATCATTCATTTCATCGTTTTCGTAGAAAAGCTCATAAAAAAGGATTTAAGAAACTTTTAATACTTGGCGCATTTAGTTTGGGCAAAACTGAGCAACTTTGCATAGGTTTATGTTTATATTTGATTGCTAAAGATCCTAATATAAGAATTAAGATTGTTCATGTAAGTGATGATGAAGCAACTAATAGAGTTAGAGCTATTAAAGATTATATTGATAAAGATGAAGATTTTAAAAGAATGTGTCCTCATATTATTCCTACAAATATTTGGGGATCTAAAAAATTATTTGTTAAGAGAGATTTTACATCAAAAGATCCAACAGTACAAGCATTTTCTGTTATGTCAGCATCTATTGGAGGTAGAGCAGATGTTTTAATATTTGATGATCCTCAAGATTATAAAACAGCAATTATTGAACCAACAACAAGACAGAATATTGAAAATATTTTTAAAAACATTTGGATGTCTCGTTTAGCTACTGATGGTGATGTAGAAACAATAGTAATGATGAATAATTGGTGTGAAGAAGATCTTGCCCATTATCTATTAAAAAATCCTATGTGGGCATGGATGCAGGTTGGTGCAAATGAGGATAAAGAAAGTCTTTTTTATGAAGATTCTTTTGGAACCAAAAGAAATTTGCCCCTTTGGTCTAAATTTACTAAGCAAGAATTAATAAATAGGCACATAGAATTAGGAGATAGAGACTATAATCGTGGTTATCGCCTTATTCCTTTTTCTGATAAAGATCGAACTTTTGCAAATTTTCTAAATTGCTGTCATTATGGGGTAAGTCCTAAAAAGCTTATAGAGGATGTAAGGGATTGGATTTTCGTAGGTGGAATAGATTTCTCAGGTGCTCAACGTCCTGGTACTACTTTGGTGATTTTAGCGGTTAATAGACAGACAGGCAAAAAGATTCCAGTTGAGTTGAGGGCTTATTCTGGAAGTATTGGTTTGACTGAAGGTATAATTGAAACTTGGCGACAATATGGGGTTGAATTGTTTAAAGCTGAAAATAATGCTACTCAATCTGCTATTATTGATATGCTAGTTAGTAAATTAAATCAAATAGAATATCAAAAATATAATATTAAAATAGAGGGATTTCAAACAGGGAGAAATAAAGCAGATCCAAATGTAGGATTACCTGCTATACAAAAAGAAATGGAAAATAATGAGTGGATGTTTTGTTTTGATAGAAAATTTACTACTGATGATGATAGGGAGAAAAATTTATGGTATAGATTGTATTTAGAAATGTTAAATCATCCTTTTTATTCTACAAGTGATTACACGATGGCAATTTGGTTTTGCCGTAGTGCAGCAGTTGATCTGATAAGAAATAATCAAGGACCATCTATTTGGTAATTTGCAAAATCAGTTTTTAACTGAAACGCAAGTTAGGAGAAAATTTATGCGTATTGGGCCAATTGAAATCTCATGGAATAAGGATAAAAAGACATATCGAGAATTAGCAGCAATGATAGCTAGAGAAAAAAGTGGTCCAGCTTTTGATCCAAGAACTAATGTAAATACTCAATTAGCAGAATATAAAAGTTGGACTTCTACTTGTGTTTCTCTAATTAAAGATCGTGTTGGACAAATCCCTTATAAATTTTATGTTAAAGATACTGAATCTGAAATTACTAGCACTAGACACGGTTATAAAGATTTTAGTAAACCATTTTTAATTCCTAATCCCCTAATGTCATTTCAATTTGTTAAACAATTTTGTCAAATTCAATTAGATTTATGTGGTATGGCAGCAATCTATAAAGCTAAAAATGCTCTTGGACAAGTTTGGGAACTTTGGCCCATAAATATGAATAATTTTATGGGAGCTTATGATTCTAATGGAATGCCTATAGAATCTTCAACTGAAATTCTCCCAAAAGATGTATTTTATCAATTTAATTTCAATGGTAATTCTTATATGTTTAGTAGTAAAGAATTAGTTTTACTTTATTATCCCCATCCTAAAAATCAGTTTTTATCTGCTTCTCCAATTCAACAACAAGCTTATGCGGTAGATATTCAACAGTATGTTGAAATTTATGAAAGAGATTTCTTTGCTAATTCTGCTAGAATAGATATGGTATTAACTACTGATGTTCCTATTGATGAAAATAAAGCTAAAGAGTTAAAAGAAAGATGGTTAGAGAAATATGGATTTGCTAGAACTGGAAGATTTAATGATATAGCTGTTTTGGATTCAGGTTTAAAACCAGTTCCAATGAAATGGACAAATAAAGATTTTGAATTTATGGAATTGGCTAAATGGACGAAAGAAATGATTTTTGCTGCTTATCGAGTTCCATTTGCTAAGGTGGGTATTAGTGGTTCTGATAATCGTCAAAATTCTGTTTATGTGGATATTAATTTTAATACTGAATGTATTAAACCAAGATTATCAATGTGGGATATAGAATTAACAAAGGAAGTTCTTTCTACTTTTGATCCTAGAATTGAAATTCGACATGATAATCCAATTCCTAGAGATAGACAACTAGAAGTAAATGAAGGTAGAATTTATTTAGCTGGATTTCCTTCAATGACTCCAAATGAATTTAGAAAACGTGTACATAATCTTGAACCATTAGATGAGGGAGATGAATTGTACGTTTCTACTAATTTTATTCCTCTATCTAAATTGGAGAAATATGTTGACTCTCAAATTAGCAAACCCAAGCCAGCACAAGATTCTGGAGATAGTGATCCTACGAGACATGACGAAGATACTCCTCATGTTAATCCAGATGGCGGTGACGACCGTGATTCCCTTCCAACTCAAGGTAGAATGTTAAGTTCTTTACTCACAGAAACATTTGCTTTTGAATTTTATTTAAGGAATGTTTGGAATACTGGAATTTTAAAGTATTTTAAAAATGTTGAGTTTACTGAAAGTAATTTGGTTGATCTGTTTAAATTTCTTTGTAAGTCTAGTGTTGATTTATATTTGAAATATAGAAAAGAAAATATTGAAATAGAAAGTTATAAATGGATTGATGATTATTGTGTAAAAATTGCTAATGAAATTTTTAAAATGACTAAACCTTCTGACTTAAAAGACTTATCTGAGTTTTTTAATTCCAACCCAAGGAGTGCTAAGATTTGCAATTGTGGGATAAGAAATGTTATAAACTATGCTAAGTTTTTAATTTTAGAAAGTAGTGGTTCTAAGAAAAGTTGGATATGTAATAGTAATGAGTGTGCTCATAGGGGTAGAATAAAATCTTTCATTGTTGATTCTGGAGAGAAGTTTAAAATTGGAAATACTGAAATTAATTTTCCTGGTGAAGTTGGCCTTAATTTAAATTGCGATTGCTCCCTGGATTTATAGAAAATGGAGGATATATGGATGAAGAGGTTAAGGACTACTCAAATTAATTTGTATAATTGTCATTCTGATATTATCTTTTCAAAAGAAGAAGTTAATCTCTTTTTGGAAAGATTAGTAGATTTTATAGGAATGAGAGTTATCCCAGAAAAAATGATTGAGAATAAAAATCCTCATTCATTTGAATTTATACCAAAAGAACTAAATTTACCAGATATAGAAGCGGGCATCACTGGAGCAGTAATTCTCTTTGAATCACATTCTTGTGCTCATATTTGGTCAGAAACTCGTTTTGTTTGTGTGGTAATAACAAGTTGCAAAGATTATTCCCCGGATGATGTTGCTAATTACTGTCAATCATATTTAAGTGCTGGAGATTTAAAAGTATCTACAATGTATCTTTAAGGAGAAAAAATCAAATGGCAAAACCTATTAAGTCACAAGGGCTAACAATTAAAACTAAAGATGGTACTGAAGTTTTGGGTTCTGATTTTAATGTTGAAATAAAGGAACTTGATGAATCTACAAAAAGTTTTTGGGCAACAGCTTCCACAGAAAATCCAGATAGAGATAATGATATTATTCGTGTTGCTGGTTGGGATTTGAAAAATTACAAGCTAAATCCCGTGGGACTTTTTTCACATAATTATTTTGAACATCCTCATTTTAAAACTTCTGAAATTAAAATTGATAAAAAGAATAAATCTCTTACATTTAAACCTGTTTTTGATACTCATGATAAAGCTTTGATTACTTGGAATCAATATAAAAATGGTTTTATGACTTCTTTCTCAGTCGGTTTTCGTCCTACTGAATTTTCCTATCGTGACCCCGATGAAATGTGGTCTGGTGGTAGGGAATTTACCAAGCAAGAACTATTAGAAATTTCTGCCGTTCCTGTCCCAGCACATCCAGATGCCAGAATTAATATGGATGGTTTTATTTTTGAAGAAGATAATCTACTTAAAGATGGATTCTCAGAAGTTTTTGGTTTTGATGAAGTAAAAAATATGTGGTGGGTTCCTATTGATGATTTGGGTGCTTATAAAAATTCAAAAACCCATCAAATATTTCCAGGTGTTTTAGCAGTTACGGCTGAGCCTCTTTATGTTAAAGATATTAAAATAATGCCAGCAGTGGGTTATTTCTTTGAACAAGCAGAAGGATTTGGTTCTGTTTCTGATATTAAATCTTTCCTTAATACTAAAAAAATAAAATCAACAGTAAAACGTTATTATGTATTTGATTATAATGAAAAAGGTGAATTTGATTCTGTAATTAAGGCTGAAGTAAAAGATTTAGAATTTCCTGAATATAAGGGAGATAATGAAGCAGATTATAAACAAATGCCAGAGTGTGATCCAGAAAGTCCTGATTATGATCCTGATTTATGCGATGAAAATTCTTATATAGATGAGAATGGTTGTAGAAAACCTAAAAAGAAGGAAGTTCAAAATGAAGATACTAAAAATCATGATGGACTTCCTGAAGAAATTATTTCTGGAGAAGGTAATATTGAAATTCCTATTGAGGGGATAAAATTTGACAAATCTTTTGAAGATAATGTAAAGTCAATATTGGAAGGTTTTGGTTCTCAACTTGCAGAGTTGCGAGAATTGATAAAAGAATTAAAACCTCCCATTGAAAAAGTTGATGAAACTTTTGAGGTTGAAAATGATTTCATTGAATTTAATTCTGAAGAGTTTACCTCCCCTGGTTCTCAGAAGAATGAAGATTCAGAAGAAATCGAATTTAATCCAGAAGAAATCAAAAAAGCAGTATTAGATGAATTGCAAGGTAATTTTGTAATTGATTTGTTAGAAGAAAATTTAAAATAATTTTAGTTTTGGAGGAATTTTGATATGAAGTTTACTAAGGAAGATTTGACGGCACTTATTAAGGAACAAATTGGATCTGTAACCGCTACTGATGAATTTGGGGAGCATATTAAAACAGTTTTACAGAGTATGATTAAGGATCTAAAAGAAGATATTCAACGTCCCATTCCTCAAGATCAGGTAAAGGGTTTGCTTACCAGTTTGCCTTTTACTAAAATTGATGGCAATTATTTGACCACGGAAAAGGGATCTATTATTAATCTTAATAATAAGAGCAATCCTTGGGTTAGGGTTTCTGATGAATTGGGAACTTGGGTTACTGATTTTGCCAAGTATGTAAGGAATGGTCAGATTACTAAATTGCTTTCCGGCACAGTAGATACAGCAGGTGGATTCCTAATCCCGGAAGATTTCCGTGCTATCATGATTATGTATGATGCTGAAGCCACTCTGGTTTGGCAACGTGCAACTGTCTGGCCTATGAATGGGCCAAAGGTTTCCTTTCCAAAACTTATGCAGAATCCTGATGTAAATGATGCTGGCTTTGATCATTTTGCAGGGGTAACTTTTGGGTGGACTGAGGAAGGTGGAGAGAAGCCTGCGACTGAACCGAATTTTGGTTTGGTGGAAATGATTGTCCATGAATTGGCAGGTTATTCTGAATTGACTAATTCTCTGTTGGATGATTCAGTAATTAACTTGATGAATTATCTAACTCGTATTTTCCGTGCTGCGTGGTATTGGATCACTGATGCTGCTTTTATTTCTGGTACTGGTGGAAAACAGCCTCT